GGCAATCCTGATCAAGTAAAATCTCTAATTACTCAAATGAATAAGCCATTTGTTATGGTTCATGATAATTGGAATGTAGCAACACAGCAAATGGAAGTAAAGCAAACTACTTATCCTAATCCTGTATTTGCTTTTCATAATATCTATAATCATAGAGATGCTGGTATTACTGATGAGGTATATCTTGGACAGCCGCCTCGTGATATTACATTTGAAGAACAAATGCAATTCAAGACAAATGACTGGTATTCATTCAATGTTCGTGAATGGGGAACCAAATGGGATGTAGCCATATCTGAGGATAATAAGTATCCTGATACAACTATTGAGGAAGCAGTCAATGGTGAGAACTATGTAGTTCATTATAACTTTGAGACTGCTTGGTCTCGTCCTGTTCCTGCCCTTGAAAAACTATCTGCCCAATATCCAACACTACTCTTTACTTTATCATATGAAGAAGAGACGGGCTGGGGTGGGGAAATGGAATTCCTTCGTGGTGAGATTATCTCAGAATCAGAATATGACAACATGTGCCGTGAATGTGATAAAACAGATTGCATGGAATGGTGCGAAGAATGTGAAGATGAAGTCTGTATAAAATGTCAGTACAACATGGTAGAATCATGCTCCACACATGGAAAGGTAGATAATGACTAATCAGTTAATAGAATATATGAAGTTACATTTAATTAGTTTAAGACAAGATTGGGATGACGCTATCAATAACATAGAATTAATTGATTCTGAGTATCATCCTTCAGATGATTACTTTGAAGGAGCAATTGAGGCAACAGAACATTTGTTGTCAGTGGCAACTGATATACTCTCTAATAACGAAAGGAATACAAATGGTTGATACTTTTATCCTCCCCGATTCTTGCACGAAGGCTATTAATGCTGGAGTTCCAGCAATTGATGTGCTCCATGGGGAACTAAAGAATCTAATGTACACATACGAAAGAGAACTGGACAATAACTCAGAACTGCAGGATAACCCAACTTATAAGTATTTAAGTGGTTACCTAGACGCTTTGACATATGTCTACATTTTGGCACAGCAAATCGATTTCGACGTCACAGATTGGAATAATCTAAATGGAAACAATTGATCTAGAGCAAGTTGAGTCAACTCTATCAAATGAGGATCATGATCGAAGTCAGCGTACTCGCATGCAACTCGATCAGATTATCTCAACATTAAGCAGCATGGAGGTCTCATTCTCTCTTACGTGGCTATATGTTTGGGATGTAATGAAATACAGATACTCTTCTATGTCTGAAGACAATGGGTTCCATAAGGCTAATCCTAAATATACAATCGATGATGTTTGGAATGCTCTTTGGCGGGACCCCCGCTTTACTTTAGAGTATGGAGTCGAACAACTAGATGATGACATCTCTGATTGGTTGATCGAGAATGAATTCATCCTAGACGATGAAGACATGGAGGAGGAAGATGAATAAAACAGATCTAGGAATCTTCCTAATGCAGGCACAGGTTTTAGCTAGGTCAGATAATCCTCTAGACCACATCATTGCCAGGGAGATGATTGCTAAACTAATTGAAGATAACTCTGGGGAAGAAGAAAATTCGTAAGGGCCTAAAAAGTTTCTTACGACTACAACTAAATATAGGCGGAAAAGGTATTGACCAAATCGGAAATATCTTATATAATAAATACAAACCAATATCTCGAAAGGATATAACAAATGACAACAAAGCGTGAATATCTAGCATCAAAGGGCATCACAGTGGGAGCCCGTGGACGTTTCTCAGGCGCTGCAAAGGTAGCCCTCCAGGAAGCTGAAAAGGCTGGGGTCAAGTTCTCAGCTGAGAAGACGACCAAGAAGTAATAGCGTTGGGGAGGGTCCAGATTTCCCTCTTGACTCTCCCCACATATTTTGATACAATCTAAAGTTAATAGAAAGAGGCGGACATGGCAAAGAAGATGTTAGAAACAAAAGTAGCGGAAGTAATAATCGAAGGCACAGATAATAACTGGTTTAATCCAACTCTTGTAGCACATGCTCTAGTTACAAATAATCCAATATATACCCAAGACAAGATCATGGAGTTAATTGTAGAGATCATCAAGCAACAGGCCGCCAGATTCCGAATGGAAGCGGCGGAAGGCCAAACATCAGAAGGCCTAATCCTTGCCAATGTACTCAATGAAGTAATAGAAGAACAAGAATCATATATTTAATCTAATATAGGCCACTAGTCATATGCTTAGCTTTCGAGCATATGGGCCAAAGTTATCCACAGGATCTTCCACAGGTTCTGTGGATTTCTTTTTGCTGTGGGCTATGGGCCAAAATTTCTCTTTACGAGAACATGTAAAAAATCCCTGAAATATTCTATAAAATGTCGACAAATCTATATAGAATATGTACAAATTGGTACAAAATAATAACTAATCTAATAAGAATCTAGTACAAATTATGTACAAAATTGAGGGCCAAATAAGCTATTTACGAGAGCTATTTACAAATCGTGGAAGTTATGGTATGGGTCAATATATAGCATATGGGCAAATCGGACATTACGGGCATATGATACAAAGGGCTCAATTACACATATAACTATTTATCGACAATATAATAGTATTTAGAGATAAATTAATAGCCAAATGCATCTATGATATCTAGATTCAATGGCTCAAATAAGCCTTCTAAGGGGGTTTTAAGACACTTTAATATTCGGGGGGATACTAGGATATGGATCCATTTTGAAGCATTTCAGAGCTAATTGCCCATAGCCTTACATTATGCATATAGGATCCACATTGACACATAACTTTATCTGAAGGCTTATTCATTGATTTAAATTCTAGCTCTGATTTGCATTCTGGACATATATAGCTGTATATAAAATTAAAGCGCATGATTTATCTTTCCACAATCCTTGCCTACCTAATCTAAAAATATTTTTGTAGCAAGATATCAGGAGCTAAAATCCATGGTGAAATGTCTTTCACATACGGATATAATCACTCCTGAGTTCTTGTCAGGTTGATCATACTTTGACATCTTGTCGCAAAACATACACATTGGATATTCCATAATATTTACTCCTTGGTATGATTATAGCATATATTCTAGTCAACTACTTTGGCATTGCCTTTAATTGATCAAAAGGAACTATCCATGTCTTATTGTTATACTTAGATAGATACTTATCTTGCATACATTCATATCCATATAACCATCCTATAGCTTTATAGGGAGTACTTCTTCTTTTCTCATCCCGCCCCGTCCTATTCTTGATGGCCATGCCATCTATCATTAGGACATATCTTAAATCAGGATTATCTCTTTTAGTAAATCTCAATCCACCCTGTGGATTAAATGAATACCTAATCTCTCCTACTCCAGGTATATCTAATTCAGTCTTCCATTTGTTAAAATGAGGGATAAAGTCAGATTTACCAAGCATTCTGGCGAAAGCAAGCTCTGATCCAGCACATACAACATGCTGCCACATCTCCCAAAGATCACCTTCTGCATAGTTTATATTTCTGCTAGGGTCGCCAAAATATGGCTTCTGACGCTGATACCCAACTTCTACACAGATGCCTTCTTCTTCAGCCGTTAGGCTGTATTCCCATCTATTACTCAAATGTCTTCTCTCCCGCCGAATTTTTCACTAATTGCGATCAATATAGTAGCATATATTCTAGTCAACTGCTTTATGATCTAACCTTAAGCTCTCTTGTAATCATATCTTCAGCTTCTGATCTTGTATGACAATATCCATAGGTTAATATGTTTCCATTGTTATATATAGTCCATTGATAGGGTAATGGATCAAATCTAAAGTTTGATTCAAGTCTCTTAGGATTTCTACCATTGTTTGGTCCCGCCTTAAATTTAGGAACATATTCCTCTATATCGTAATATAGATTATTTATCTTCTTTATCAATATCTTCTTCCATATCTATATCATCAAGTTGTAATTCAAAGTATGCTTCAAAGTTATCTAGGATTCCCATTGCCTCCGCCTTTCTTCTACAAATTCCTTTGTTCCAAAAAATTGCTTTACTCCGTCAATTGTATAGGCTAACCCATATCCTTTAGACTCTGAGTATTTTTTATACCAATTCAAGACATCTTCTCTTGGGTCATTGCCAGCATTTGTAAGAATAATATATTGAACCCCATCAGGAGTTGATAACAAATTAGGCATGCTTCCTGTTATATTGGGCTTTAGCTCTTCTGGAATCTCATCATTGACTAACCAATTACATGAAAAGGTTTTACAGAAATTAGGTCTATTTTCATAGATCCCGCATCCCTCTCCACTTTTTACAAAATGACATGGAACTCCGAAACCCATAATATGCCCATAGACATCTGCATAGGCATATCCATCACAGCATTTAGTACAGGTACCACAACTTCTAGCGCTATTTATAGATATTTCAATCATGTTTCTATCCAATGAGATGGGACCATGTATTTAGTCCCTGATTTAACAAGGTGTGCAGTATGATAGTATGGGAGAGAAGATGGAAAAATAATTACGCTACCAGCTTTCGGCTTTACCCCAAAATTCATTAAATCTTTATTCCTTTTATCTGAATAGTCAGGAAAGGGCCCTCTTTCGTTACTGCTTTTTAAATCTTTTAAAGTAAAAGAAATCTCGCCACCCTCGTAATTGTCATTTAGATACATAACAAGGGAGTACTTAAGTGTCTTATCCCCACCCAGTTGATCAAAATGAGAGCCCATGTGTGTGCCCTCATAATATTTTTTTATGTCAAAAGCAGGCAAAAAATTTGGTTCATTTTCGTCTTTAATAAATTGTCCATAATCTTTACAAACATTATAAAAAGAGTCCATAATTGTTTCATAAACATAATTAATTTTTATCTTATAAAATTCTTCAAATTTATCAAATTCTTTCGAATTAAGTGTTTTAGTTTCACCATATATAGAATTTATGTTATCTGATGCAGACCAGGGTTCCCAGGTATCTTTATCGTTTATTTTATCTATATCTTTAAGTGTATTTATTAATTTTTCAAAATCAATAATAGCATCTTCATAATAATGTACTTTTTCACCTAAGACTATTCTGTTCATGTGTCCAGCTCTTCCCATTCCCATTGTGTTTCCCATAGCTCCATGAGAGATGTTGATCCAATATCATCAAAGAAGTATCTATTCTTAGAATAGTTATATGTCCAGCCATACCAAGTATCGCCTTCTTTCCAGGCTAAATTATTGGCTCCCCATATATCAAATCCAGCATTGTTAGATTGACGTAGAGATTGCTCCTCCATGAGGACTTCTTCTATCGCCTTATTAAGTAGTCTATTCCTCAATAGGTATTTACCTACTATATTAAACATGTCTTCTCTCTCCCGCCGCACTTTTCGCTTCACTAATTGCGGTCAATATGGCTTATATTATTAGTTAATAGACTTATAAAAATCTACTGTTTTTTGTATTTCTGGTATTAAGCTTAAATATATTTTTTTATTATATTCTGGTCTTAGGGCGTCAAGCAGAGTGTAGTTCTGATACTCTCCCCCCAGCCTTACATGCCTTTTGCCTAGCCTTGTATCCTCAACGGCATCATAAACAATAGACTGGCTTACTGGTGCCATCAAGCCATGCTTTTTTGAGTACTTATGAAGCATCTCTATAAATATATCATTCTGTTCATTTTTTAAATCATATCTGTAAGTTTCTGGATAGTTCTGCGTTCCTAGTTCTTCAAACTGTGGAAAAGGTTCTATAAATCTTATTTCAGATTCTTTAAAAAAACTAATAGTATTTTCTACGTAGTTTTTAACAACTTCTTCTGTATTTTTGTATTTAGGTAGCCAATTCCTACAATCTATGTATCCCAGCCATGGCATTACAATATCTGCTGACTTTATTTCGCTAAAAGAAAATTGATCTATTAGGTTATCAGTTATAGGAGATAACTCTGGAAGATCTTCTTGAGGAGAACATAACGTATTGCTATTATGATATTCATTAAAATCAGTTCCCCAACACTTATATCCAGAAAGCCCCCACATTTTTAAATTTATGTCTGTGTCACCAATTGTTCTATCTTTGTTCCAGCCACCTGGGGCGAAATAATTTTTAGTAACATTAGCGATTATGTGATGACTATAAATACGGGCAGTATGGCAATCACCAAAAATATAGACTTTTGTGTTTATATCCATTCTTCTACCTTTTCATCTTTTTTCCAATGCATATAAGATTTAATATATACTGCTGCATATGCTACAGCCATAGCTATAAACCCGTATTGGTCTGTTGCAAGGGCGTAGGCAATCCACAGGCATTCATTTACACATAGTATTAGCCAACCCCATATGGTCTTTCTACCGACCAGGAATATGCCTGTAACACCTATAGCTGCTAGTATCCATGACCACATCATTCTTTTACCCTCTTCCATTTCCCATATTGATTGGGTATTGCTTGGCCACGATACTCTTGACCAGTCTCTAGATCAATCAGGAGCCATTTTTCTGGGCACTTTGTATGTATTGTTAGATCAACTGGAGTATCTAAGTTTTCTACTTCTTCTCCACTTAATAAGATTCTTTTATAAATTTAAATAGCCTCCATCTTCATGCACCTGCCACAAGCCTTATATGTCTTTCCAGTGTATGGGCATGAGCCAGCCTCTATTGTTAATGAATGTCCTATAAATAGGCATAAAAGACTACTCAGCATCCTCATCCTTAACATTAAAAGTCAACGGTATTCTTACTTCCATAGCAGAATCTAAAGCTTTATGACTTCCGTCGCATACAGGATATTTTGAAGAATGACCACATGTACATTGTTTAGGCATTAGTATATTTAAACCCCAATAAATTCTTATAGTTGATTAAGATGTATTCTTCTCCATCTTCATCTTTAATATCTGTTCCAGCACCACGACCATAGTAAACAGTCATACCTTTTTCAATGCCATCCATTATCATAATATCATTACTAAATGCACTTCTTTCTCCTGGACCAACATCAATTACAGTACCAGACCTTACATAACTATCAACAATTCCAGCTGTTAAAACTAATCCAGATGCAGTTGTTGTATCAGTTACAACATTTTCTTTTACTAAAACTAATGATCCATATGGTCTAATACTAGTCATTTAAAGCCTTCTTTGCATTTATCTCAGTCCAGTATTTATTTCCTGGAGCCTCACTATTACTGTTCAATAACAGCCCATGGCCATATCTATTAAATAATCCTTTTAGATAGTTTTCATGTGATTTCTTTTTTTGAGAACGCTTTAGATCTTTTGATCTTTGTTTTTGACTCATTTTCCCTTTTCCTTAGTATCCATTTAGACATTCATTACGAGTGTGATATAGCTTTATCTTTAACAATATTTTTTTACTTGGCCCGTCTAATTCTAAATTGCATGTACCGCATTTAGTACTCCATATTTTATCAAAAAAATGATATTTTAATCCTTTAATATTTGCATATTTTCTTTCAATAAAATCTACAAAAGGGTCTGGTATTTCGTACATGCTTATCATTGTACTATCATATAATTTATTTACCCTATTGTCAATAGTGCCCCCAGATGGTCTCGAACCATCGACCCGCAGATTAAAAGTCTGCTGCTCTACCAACTGAGCTATAGGAGCATATACATTACTGGTACTTCTTTGAAATAGCATCGGCAATTATAGGTTTCGCACTATTCCAAGACATTCCAAAAATTTTTTCAAACGAGGTTTCGAATGATATCCCCTTGGATCCATCTATATAAAAATCTAGTACTACATCCACGCCTTTTAAAACTACAAAAATTTCCATAACTTTGGCGCCTACACTAAAGGCAAGCCAGCCGTTCTTAGAGACCCCATCATTTATTGTCAAGACATTCAATATCTCCTTAGAACTAATTTTTCCCCTATATAAGTCATTTTCAGAATCTAATTTTTGATAATTTATTAAATCTTCAAATTTTTTAAAGTACATTGAAGTTGAAAGCCATTGCGCTGAGCCTTCTCTCACCCAATCTGGTGGCCACACAATAGGGTTTCCAATTTGTTGAGACTTAACAATTGGCAAAAACTGAATAGTATGAAAATACTCATGAGCCTCTATAACTCCAAGCCCTCTAATTTTTTCAGATGAAAATTCTGGGGATGAGGCAATATAAGTAAATCCTGTTAATTTACTGTCTACATAAGCATTACCGCCATTGCACTTTGATTGAATTAAACAATTGTCTCTAACTTGGTTCTGTCTTGGATTGGCGCTATACTTCTGATCAAGTTCCATGGCCCATTGTACGTCAGCATGATCATAGAAAATTGCGTAATATTTTGATACCTGCTCAAAAGAAGAGTAGAAATTAGCTGTATCCTGAAAAGCTTGTATTGGATTTTCAAAATTTAATTTTGTATTAGGCCCAACTTCTATATTAAATTCTACATTAGCCTTACCTAAATTACTCATGCGCTCTTGAACTAATTTCCAAGCCCAATAAGTAAGTCCGTCAGAATTCTCAATCAAATTTGAAAATGATGTTGCTTTAACTGGCTCTATAAAAGTAGGTGTTGGCTTAGGTGTTGGTGTTGTCTTAGGTTTTGGTGATGGTGTAGGTGTTGGTGTCTTTGCGACCACTACCTTGTTCCAAACAAGCTTCTTACCCTGCTTTACACATGTATATTTGCGACCACTATCAATTATTGTAATACCTGCTTTTTTACAAACATTGCCAGATTTGATTGCAGCATTTGATGAAGGTATAGCAATAGATATGGCAAGTAACGCAATACTTGCAATAGTAGAAGTCCGCCTCATGGTAAGAATGTCCTGTCTCTGGGTTTAAATCTTTACATTAGTATATATAATTTATAGGTTTCTGTCAATGATTTATACTACGACAATGGCTATAAATATAGTAAAGCCCATACCTATGGCATGGGCTTTACTTAAGTAATTAATTAAACTTTTTTTCTTCCAGTTTTCTTTGGCTGAGACGGCAATGTCTCTCTACGAATACCATGTCTGTTAGTATCAATTTTTGGCTTTATGCCAGATCTAAATCCCGACTGATTTGGTTTCTTTCTTGTTGCCTCAGAACTTGTAACAGCACCAGATGGTGCTGAATTTGGAGGAGGGGTCATACCTGTTCCATCAGTTGACATTAATTCATATCCATTTCTGTTTTTGAAACTCCAAGGTTGTTCATGGAGTCTGTGTTAAACATTTCTGGTGATGGCATCTCTGATGGGCCAGCATTAATAGCTGCTGGTGCTGAAAGACTTACTCCCATAAATTCTTGTGAGCTGCATCCACACATTACGCACATTGTTACTTGCCACCGTTGCCGAGGCCTGCGTTGTCTTGTGAAGACTTGTCTGATGCTGCTGGGAATGATCCTGTAGCTGGTGAGTAATTACCAGATTCATTAATATCATTAGTTCCTGCTGGCTTTGTATCGTTAAATCCTGTTAAATTCAATCCGTCTGTCATTTTATTTCTCCTATAGGTTTTATTTGGATAGTTCTAGAAATCTACCCATACTCTATTATAGCATTTAGTTGATTAAGACTTGTATTTGTCGACATAGCAGTCTGAGCACAGATACACATATCTAGTTTCATTGGTAGTTATATACTTGGCTGGCTTTAAGCAATCTTTATTTTCACAAGATTCGGACATATATTACTTTGGGCCCTTTGCCCTTTGCCCTCTATAGCCAGTTTTTTTCTTATTCATTGATCCTGGCTTCTTATACCCTGCCCCATTTGGGGTAGCAGCGATTCTTTGCTCTAAGGCCTTTTTAATTTTATCATGGTGCTTTGACATTATTTAATCTTCTTTCCAAATCTAGCCCAAATTCTTTCGTGAATAAAGTACCCTGCTGCTTCAAAAGCTATATAAAGCATGGCTCCGAGAGTTGCATATTCCCACTCTCCAGTAAATAAAAATATTATTCCAGAAAGCACAACAAGATGAAATACTTCCCAGCTTATTGTTTTTAAAGAAGTTCTTTTAGTTGATTCCATGTTCCCATTCTATCATTTAAGTAATAAAGGGGCAAGGCTTCCCTTGCCCCTTTATCTAATTTATTACGCCTTTACTTTCTTAGCAATCTTTGCAACTGCTGCTGCAAGTGACTTGATCTGAGCCTGTAGGCCTGCGATCAACTTGGTTACAGACTCTGAAAGAGCTGCGACTGCATCTGTTGCTGCTTGTGCTGCTGCGGTTGCAGCATCAGCTGCTTTAGCTGCATCAAGCGCTGCAGTTGTTGCTGCGTTAGAAGCCTCTAGAGCCTCTTTAGCTGCATCTGTTGCTGCTTTCTGTGCAGAATCTTCAACAACTGCTTCTGCAGAAACTACAACCTGACCTGCTACTGGAAGAGATGATCCACCAGTTGCTGTAATCTTAATTGTATTTTGTACGAGTGGCATAAAGACCTTGTAAGTCTTAACTGTTGCTGTATCTGTTGTAACAGAAGTCGCTGTTAGTACATCAGATGCTGATCCAAATGCGTAGTTAGAAACAATTCCACCTGTAGCAAATAGATTAGCGTGTGTCTTTCCAGATAGTGGAAGTCCTGCTGCATCTAGAACCTGGACTGTAATGTTTGCTGCTTCTCCTGGAAGGTACCGAGCCTTATCAAAAGATAGCTTAACTGTTGTTGCGGTTCCTTCTACACGAGTGGCAACTGGTGCAGATGATACTGTACCTGACTTAACAGTTACAGCAACTCCACCTGTCTTAACTCCCGTAAGAGTAAACACTGCTTCACCATTTACGATTGTTGCTGCAGTTCCTGAATCGGATACCACTGAAACATCGCTTGAGAAAGCATTAAGTGTTCCTGCTCCAACTGTTACGCCTGAAGCATCGTATGCTACTGCCTTAATTGTTGAAGCATTTGATCCCACTGGGATAACAGACTTAACTGTTGTTGCTACGATAGATGCGATATCTCCGTAGAATGTTACCTTCTCAGTTGCAAGAACTACACCTGCAAGTGTTGTAAGAGTAATTGTTGATACTCCTGCTGTACCGTCAGCAAATACACCAATGTGGTTTCCTGAAGGAATTACCAATGAGCGACCTTGTGCTGAAATCGATGTAGCATTTGATCCACTACCAATCATTCCTGAACCTGAAACTGTTGCAAGAATTGACTCAGTTGCTGATCCTCCTGCTGCATTCTTAGGTGTAACAACAATTACTGCTGCTGCATCTGTTGAAGTAGCTTTTGGAGCATAAACTGTAGCATCTGCTGTTGCAGTTGTTACCTCACCAGAATTAAGGATAGATGTAGTAGTTGAAGCAGATGGAGTTAGATCCGCTGCCTTAACTGTTACTGTCCATGAAACTGATGGTCCGTTGATTGGGCTTGTTGTTAAAATCTTTGCATCATATGTACCTGCAACTGTTGGTGCATTCAAAGTTACCAAGAACTTTGCTGTTACATATGTTGGTGTGTTAACTGTTGAGTTAACGTTTGCTGAAACATTATTTCCTGCAATAACTACTGAGGATGTTGATGTTTCTAGAAGTGATAGGGTTGCAGACTTTGCTGCCCCTGCTGGCTGAGAAAACATAGCAGAAATAATTGTTGCTGTATCTGCTGATGTTTCTGAAATAAATGACAATGTTACGACTGCTGTAGCAGACTCTCCAGATGTAACGGCATCTGTTGCCGAATCAATCGTTAGAGTTGGTGCATTTACAGCAGCACTTGTCGGAAGTGCTGATAATACGCCGAAGGACATAGCTGCAGCAAGTCCTAGAGCAATTTTTTTAAATGAATTCATTTTTCTCCTTGTTTTATCTGCCTCTTTTTGAGCACAGAATTCTATTAGTTTAGTTCTAGCATCTTTACATGAAAAGAACATGGATCTCCACCATCATCCCATTCCTGCATTTCTTCATCTGTTAATGGTGGTCCATCATGAGTATCACAAAATACTTCTGATATCCAACCATTTTCTTGTCCAATTTTCATCCAATCCGAATAATTTAAATCCATTGACTAAATTCCTTTACGACTAAATGTTTAGGCATAGCGCCTATTATGGTCTTAATTGGTTCACCATCTTTAAATAATACCACAGTTGGTACTGAGAATACTGAGAATTGAGAAACTTTGATAGGATTTTCATCAGAATTAACTTTAAATACACTAATATCATACTCTGACTCTATCTCCTGCATTATTGGTGATAGCCTTTTGCATGGAACACACCAGTCAGCCCAAAAATATACTAGGCACTTCTTAGAAGAATTTATTTCCTCATCAAAGCTTAAGTCTGTCAAATCAATCATTTATCTTTTAGTTCCTCTGCAGCAGCATTAAACTTATTCATAAAAGATTGAATAACAAATATGGTAGTTTCTCTGGAGTTTAATCCTATTGCTCGTGAAGAATCTTCCGTCTGCTCTTCTATTGGAATAGCATTCCAAAGTTTTTGGTACAGCTCTGTTGAAACATCTTCTATGATGCCTTCAAGCACTGTCATATTGGCCATACTTACTTTGCCTTTTTGTCGTACCATTTACCAGAATCTAGGTCTGGGATTGACATCTGGTTTTGCTCCATAAAAGATGTTAGGGCTGAAGTAATTACCTCAAGATGAAATTGAATTCTTACCATTTCAAGCTCTAACTGTCTGATTCTTTCTGATTTTCTCATTTTATACTTCTCTATCTACTGGGGTTGGAGCAGTTGCTACACTGCCACACTGGACACAATGCATGTCTAAATAATATGTAGCAATTTCATAATCGCTAAAGAGTACTTGAAGATTCCAAACTTCATTTCCGCAAATGCACTGGTGGGTTGGTGTTCCACGAAGATCCATTGCATTTTTTGGAATTCCAGAATTGTCTTCCTCTATCTTCTTTTCTTCTTCTTTGTCTACATAATATATTCCGACAGCGTACTTACTTAAAATACTTTGCACAAAACGAAACCCTGCATATACTGTAGAGAGACTAGCTAATATTTTAAATAGTTTCATAACTACCATTATACCTTAAACTTGAATGTATGTAAATGGGGGAGATACGCTCATTGAAAATTCTGCAGATGCTTCTAATGCTGCCTTTAGCCTCATCTTAGGGTTCTTTTGATTTTTTGTCGCATGCAATGCGCCTAGGGCAAAGAACGCTCCGCTACCCTCTGCCATATAATTAACTATGTTTTCTCCGACATGAAAGTCTTCATCTATAGTAAAGATTCTTCCCTCTACACCAATTATAAATATTCCACCTGAGTCTTCTTCTGACCCACCAATTGTTCCATAACCATTGTCTTTAAATGCTTGTTTTACTGAATCAATAAATTTTGTACGCATAAACTTATCTAATCCTGAATTAGTTTTAGTAGGGGTATATTTTGGAGGGTTCCAATTATATTGCAATATCTGACCCATTCTGAAGCTATCTGTAAAAGCTACACCATACTGCCCAACCTTAAAAACTTTTGGCTCTCTTCTGGACAGGATCCACCCAGTTTTATCATCTGATGCGGCATGGTCGGATCCCATATAAACGGTCCCATTTTGAGCAATAGCAACTATGCAGGTCATAATACTAGTATACTATTTTTAAATTCGTAGTGCTAGCCCTCATTTTCTAAATGAATTAAAGATAATTTAATTAGGGTCTCTTCTAATTCAGCACGAACTGATATCAGCTCTTGTATAGTGGAATAATATTTATCCTTCCATTCAGAAAGATCTTTTTCTAATTTATACAATTTAATTTGAAGGTCTTTCAAGTCCATTTTAAGCTCATCCTGAGCTTTTTCGTACTGACGAACCTTTTCTTTTTTATTTTCATTAATTATCGCAATTAAAGCAGTTCCAGCCCCACTTAGTATAGAGGCAAGAATAGCAATAATTATAGAGTTAGCATCAATTACCATTATAGGTAATATTATACCAGTATATATATAATTAAACTAATAGTTCTGATGCTGAAATATCATTTCCAATGTATCTTTTCTTCAATACAAAGTCTCTTACGATTTCAGAACCATTCTGTCTTCCTGCCAAAATAACGACCCATCTAGGCTCAAACTTAGAGGATATGCATGTCTCGCACATTAGTAAATTTATTGGGAGAAGAGATGATCTCCTGACATGCAACTGATTTTTTGTCTTATTGCATGAGTAACATAATATTTTTTCCATTAGTTTTCTTCCTCAGAGTGTTGAAATACGATTTCATCTATAATGACAAAATCTTCATTGTTTATGCTTTCTGTTGTTTCTATTCCATCTTTTATATACTTAATAATTGACACATATGCACCAAGAGTCTCTACGGTGCCTGTAGTTTTTTCATCAAAAATATATGCTATCGGGACTCTATCATAATACTCTATCACTTGGGGCACCTTCCAATTCACATCTTACTCCGTAAGATTCTATTAGATTTTTAACTTTTGAAACGTAATCAATTACCATTTCTTTTTTATTACCACTAAACTGTAAAAAGTTATCCTCGTAAAGTCTGATTGCTAAAAATTCTGGATACATAACAATATCCATAAGCAAATCATATGTAGGCTTTGGTATCTCTCTTACCTTTTTACGCATCTCATCTGTATAAAATACTGGCTTGTTTGGATCACCAGTCCATTCATTTACCCCGAACTTAAAGTGATTCTTACTTCTATCTATAAAAGTCATTTTTTTAGCCTTTTCCAGACATCTGGTGTCTTATGAATATTTTTATTTGTATCAATAGATCCTGCTGATAAATATATTCCTCCCCAAACACCGTACTCATTATTTGTCTGCCCTGCTAACAAGCAATTCTTTTTTACTGGGCAGGATATGCATGCTTGATCAATATTTTGTGCTATATTTATATCTGTTTCGTATTGATCAAAGAATAGGTTAGTGTCCATTCCTTTGCATATCGCAAAATCAAACCAGTCAAAATCCTCTTTGTCTATACCTAAATCATTTAAAATGCTTGACATATTTTAAAGGCAGCTTCCATATCCCATGATCATCAACAGAAATTGTTTCTGCTGTACCCCATGAATTTTTTCTAAACATCCCCTTGATGTTAGTATATCCGCCGCTATCTTTTTTCCATATTATAAGATCGTAATTATCCCAAAATGATTCCTGACTTTTGGTCTTTGATCTATTCATAAAAACTTCTACACCCTTTAGTGTAAGGTTAAGCATTTTTTCCCTATCTAGTAAGTCCGCCTAGATTCTTAGCTGATCCACCAGGCCTCGATCCTGGGACATCCGAATTAACAGTTCGGCGCTCTACCAACTGAGCTATGGACCAATAACAAAACCGCAACAACTATATATATTATACAGCAAGAGTTGCGGCTCTGTCAATGGATTATTTTATAAATACTTTACCCCAAAATGATTTTTTAACCTGATCCGCTTCAGATAAATCTTCTGCTTTTTCTACTGGGACACAATTTGGAACCATTCTGCCACCCTTTTCTTTCATACCACGTTGAGTATATCCAGACCAGCATTTCTGCATTTCATTATCCCATTTATCTTCGTCCTGATTATCTGATTTATAGGTTTCATTTTCAGTCTCTATATCAGTTTGGCCATCTACTTTTGTTACTGGCCAATTAACATCATTTTTTTCTGGATCTCCAATTGGAGCAGGATTTCCATTTTCAACTTCAATATCTTCTGACTCTGATTCTGAGTCTTCTTCCTCTTCTTCTGGAACTTCAATCATCGATTCAATTGCTTCCATAAGGTGTTCTATAACCATACCAAGCTGCTCTTTTGTAATTTCAGAGCGCAAGGCTTTTGTAACTTCCTCGTCATCTGCAATTTCTACTACTGTATCTACTGGATTAACTACATCATCTAATATATCTTTAATCTCTTCTACCAACTCATTTGTTGTAATTGATTTCTTCATATTTTTCTCTCTCTCTACTATTTTACGAGACCAAGAGAAACCTGCGTCTCCGCCCCATGCTAACCACATAATCTTTCCATTTGAAGGACTTTCTGAATTATCCCAGTCCTTACCCTTTTTATCTACTTCATGACGGGAAAAATAAGAATACATCCGCTTTACTGTTGAAAGACTAAGTGTCTCACCTCTAGCCAATTGTCCTGCACGAGTCCACCCTACAGCGGTTCCCGCACCTTTGGCCTTGCCCTGCTCTTTTAGTTTAATTGCTCTACGAGCAGCAGACTGCATTCCTGCAGTTGGCTTGTATCCTTCTTTTGCCATCTTACTTCTCCTTAATACTAACTATATTAACCTTTTTAATCTCATCATCTACATTAAAAATATCATATATATATTCAGAAGCGTCCTCAGAGGTAAAGGCTTCGACTTCTACCTCTACCTCCAAGGACACCTTGTAAATATTCATGTTACTAGTATACCATTTTTAGCCCTTATTGGCTTTAGCTTTTTGAGAAGCTCGTCTTTCCTCTACTTCTACATCGGCAACAGTTTTTGCACCTTTATCAACGGTAGAAAATGCAGAATTAATTTCATCTGCTGTAAGCTTTCCGTCATCCATAAATGCACGAGCCAGCTTTTCAATTACGGCTGCAACGGCTGTGAGTCCTGCCACAGTTATAGCCTTAGCCGTAGAAATACCAGCAATTGCTCCTGCTCCAATAACAGCCAAGCCATTTGCGGCGAAGACTGCTACTATACGCATTATTATATTTTTAATATTTTTTACGCTTTCCATAGTTAGTCCTCCTCTCTATTACGCAATGGGTATGTAATTACCCATGCAATGAGTGTACATATTATTGCATAGCCAACTATTGTTTTTGCACTTCCGTCCAAAACAACCCAAGCAATAAACATGCCAAGCAGGGTCCATAGCTGGTCAACCATATCTTTTAGTATCTTTACCATTTTCCGTTCCTCCTCGACCCCGTAGAGCCGTTTCCAGACCCTCCAGAATTTCCTCCACCAGTTGATCCTCCTGATGGTGCTCCGCCAGCTGTGGCAGCCCCTACAGCGTTTATGGCAGCACCTGCTGCAATAACCGTAGCCACGACAGCCTCTGTTGATTCTTTTCTTTCTTCATCTGACATATCAGCGCCAATACTTCCAAGGGCAGCAAGAGCAGCTACTGGGTCGCTAAATAATTCTTGAGCAAATGCGCCTGGGTCTGTTATTAATTCAACCTGCGCTGCAACTTCTGCAGTTATAACAACTTCATTTCCATTTATATCTGTTCTTAATTCAACTGGTGTTTCTGGCGGAAGATCTGAATAAGAAATTCCAGATGCAGCAATTGCTGCTGCTGTAACAGCTTCACCAGGCTTAAGGTTTTCTAATAATGCCTCAACTACGACTTCCTTTTGCTCTTCAGTTAATTCTTTACCATCTTTTGCATCTTCTTCAGCCTGATTTAGTTCTTCTTCTTTTGCTTTTTCTTCAGCAGCAGCCTTTTCTTTTTCTTCTAATAGCTTTGCTTCTTCTTCAGCCTTTATACGATCCTCTTCAGCTTTAGCCTTTGCCTCTTCTTCCGCCTTGGCCTCTGCTTCTGCTTCAGCCTTTAATCTTTCTTCTTCCGCTTTAGCTTCTGCTTCGGCCCTTTCTTTTGCTTCTTGTTCTGCCTTTGCTTTTTCTTCAGCCTCTATTTTAGCCTTCTCTTCAGCTTCTGCTTTTTCCTTAGCCTCTTGTTCTGCCTTTAATCTTTCTTCTTCTGCTTTGGCCTCTGCTTCTGCTTTTAGCCGCTCTTCTTCAGCTTTGGCCTCTGCTTCTGCTTTTTCTTTGGCTTCTTGTTCTGCTTTAGCCTTAGCTTCTGCAGCAGCCTGTGCCTCTGCTCTAGCCTGTGCTTCTGCAGCAGCCTGTGCTGCTGCAATTGCAGCTAAACGTTCCTGTTCAAGTCTTGCTGCTTCAGCAACAATGGCTGCCTGTTCTGCCTCAAGCCTGACTTTAGTATCATTTATAGATGCGGATTTATAATCAATTCTAGATTGAAATCCAGCCTTAGCAGCTAAATTTCTAACTAAGTCTACTAATGATTGTGCTGCATCCTTTAATCCAGTTATTGGATTATAATCAGATAGACTTGTCATTGTTGCCGTCTCATAAATTAATACAGCAGCACTAGCTTGATTTTGTCTGACTGTTTCAGACTCCGCTTCTTGCTGAGCAGCTATTTCTTCTGGTGTTGGTCCAGGCAGATCAATAAACGTTACATTGGCAATTAAAATTTTTCCTACTCCTGGAACTGGATCTCCAAACACATCGTTGTTTGCATAAATTACGGTTGTTGTTTCTCCACTATGTGAGGCTGTTAGGGTATCTGTCACAAGTGCTCCGTAATTTCCATCATTAGGATCACCATACCATGCTGTAATTGTTTCTATCATTTTCCCAGATGGAGCATTGATGCTAAACGATCCATTTTCGTCTACTCTATAGGTATAATTAAATGGTAAAGGTGCTGCAACATAAGGTTCTGGAGCAGGTGCTACATATGTAGAACCAGTAACAACATTTGAATTTTCAGAGTAAAGAGAGAATGTATCATTGTCAGATCTGATATGAAATGACCATATAGTTCCTGCTGGCATAAGTCCATTTAGCAAGGAATTATCAATTGTAATTGTTGTATTTAAGGAATTTGGTCCGCCAACATTTCCAGTAGCAATTCCCCAGCCATTGCAACCAGTACAATTAAAACTAATCGCATATCTTTCTGGCTGAGTATTTCCAGTATTTGGAGGCTCCCAACTTAACACTGTTGATGTTTCTCCACTGCTAATTGTTAAATTTCTTGGGGCACCTATTGTTTTTACTACAGGTGCAACCTGAGTTGTGCTAAATACAGATGATGGGACTACTACCCAACCATCTCCAATATTCCATTGAAGACTACCATTTGATCCTCCGCCATTTTCATAAAACCATACGTCTATTGGAACCCAATCATTATTTGTCATGGCATATGAAACTGGCAAGCCACACTGTCCGCCTCTATCAAACCAGTTGTTTACGATTAGCTGTCCATTAATGTATAGTCTCATGCCATCATCAGAGCATGCTCTAAATTGTACAGTTAAGCCATTTGTTTGTTGTAAATATCCAGACCAATGATATTGATAGTCTTCTGAAACTCCTAATGGGCCGCTACTTCCATCATTAAAATCTATATAAGGAACAACTCCAAGAGATTGTCCCGTTGTGTTACATCCCTCTGGGGGAGATTGATTATAGTACCATCCACAAT